CAGGTTCACAACGGTATTTCGATGCGTATTGTTCGTCAGTACGACATCAACAACGACCGTATGCCCTGCCGTATTGACGTGCTGTACGGCTACAGCGTGATTCGCCCGCAAATGGCTGTTCGTCTCTGGGGTTAATCAATCTAGGGGGCTTCGGCCCCCTTACCGAATTATTTTTTGAAAGGATTTATCATGGCAATTCCTAACGGTGCTGGTGGCTATCAGTACAACGACGGTAATACCGGCGAGGCTTTGTTGTTTGTTCAAGGTGCTCCTACCGCGCTTACTGGCGCAGCTACAATCACAGCGGCTCAACTAGCAAACGGTCTGTTTACGTTTGACGGCACCGCTGGCGCAATGACGCTGCCTACGGTTGCGTTGCTTGAGGCTGAAGTTTCTTCCGCAGCTAAGATCAATGCAGCGTTTACGTTTGCGGTGGTTAACATCGACAGTACAGATGCAGTAACCGTAACGGCAGGCACGGGTTGGACGCTTGTTGGCACGGCTGCGGTATCGGCAGGTACATCGTCGCAATGGCTGGCTCGCAAGACCGGCGACGGCACTTGGACGGCTTATCGGATTGCGTAATCGATAGGGGGTTCGCCCCCTATTTTTAAAAGGATTAGCTATGTCAAACACTAAGCCAATCGGCGTTGCTTTCACTGACCAAGACATCATCGGCGCGCAGTACATATTGTCTGATGAACAGTTTGGTTACACAGCAAACGCTCAAGGTACGGTAACTCAGGCTACTAGCAAATCGACCGCTGTAACGCTTAACAAAGCCGCCGGTCAGATCACGATGAATAACGCAGCTTTGGCGAGCGTAACCAACGTAACTTTTACGTTAAACAACTCGCTTATTTCTACTAACGACATCTTGATTCTGAACGTGAGCGGTGGTGCTACGGCTGGCGCGTATAACTGCTGGGTTTCCGGTATAAGCGCAGGTTCTGCGTCAATTACCGTGCGTAACATTTCAGGCGGCTCGCTGTCTGAAGCAGTTGTTATCAATTTTGCTCTCATTCATTGCGTGTAAAGGCGCGGGGGCTAACTACCCCCATCTAAAATTATGGCCGTCATCTATCTTCGCCACCCTACGCATGGTGCTAAAGTTGCTATATCTGACATGGAAGCTGAACATGACAGACAAAATGGCTGGGAAGCGTATGATCCTAATGCCGTAACGGATGAGCATGAGACTGTTAACGAACTTCAACCACGTCGTCGCAGTCGCAGACCTCAGGAGATTGAGTCATGACAACTGCCGCTGAATTGATTGAAGGGTCGCTTAGACTTCTTGGCGTGTTGGCCGAAGGTGAACAGCCCTCGGTTGCTGTGATGCAAGATTCCATCATGGCGATGAATCAAATGATTCAGTCATGGGATACCGAGCGCCTGTCGGTGTTTAGCACGCAAGATCAGGTGTTTACATGGCCTGCTTACACCATGTCCCGCACGCTTGGGCCTACTGGTGATTTTGTTGGCAATCGTCCTATCGAAGTTGACGACGCAACTTACTTTAAAGACCCTTCATCAGGGTTGTCGTTTGGCGTCAAACTTATCAATCAGCAGCAGTACGACGGCATCGCGTTCAAAACGGTTACGTCCACCTATCCGCAGGTTTTATGGGTCAACAATACCTTTCCTGATATTGAGATGACCATTTACCCTGTGCCTATTAAAGCCTTAGAGTGGCACATTATTTCGGTAGAAACACTCAATGAAGTGTCAAGCGTCGCTACAGACCTGTACTTTCCACCAGGCTATTTACGCGCGTTTCGCTACAACCTAGCGTGCGAGTTAGCGCCTGAGTTTGGTGTAGAACCTTCGCCGCAGGTACAGCGTATTGCCATGTCAAGTAAGCGCAACATCAAGCGCGTTAACTTTCCTGGCGACCTTATGGCGATACCTTATCCGATTGTTGCGACGCGTCAACGGTACAACATTTACGCCAATAACTTCTAATGAAAACGCCGATCCTTGGCTCGACTTACGTTGCCCGTTCCGTCAACGCAGCCGATGCGAGGATGGTCAATTTATTTCCAGAGGTAGTGCCGGAAGGCGGCAAAGAACCTGCGTTTCTTCAGCGCTGCCCTGGTCTACTAAACCTTGCTACGATCGGCAGCGGTCCTGTTAGAGGGTTATGGACGTTTTCGTCTGATAACAGTACCGCGTTTGTTGTATCCGGTAACGAACTGTACCGAATCAACACCAGCTACGCCGCTACGCTTATTGGCTCTATTCCTGGCACTGGCCCTGTCAGCATGGCTGACAACGGTATACAACTATTCATTGCCTGCAACGGTCCTAGTTACATCTACAACGTTGACACCGGCGACTTTGGTCAGATCATAGACCCTGATTTTCCTGGTGCGGTAACGGTTGGCTATATTGACGGCTACTTTGTTTTTAATGAGCCTAACAGCCAACGTATTTGGGTTACGCAACTGCTTGATGGCACGTCTATTGATCCGCTTGACTTTGCAAGCGCTGAAGGATCGCCTGACGGTGTGGTGGGCCTTATTGTTGATCATCGTGAAGTTTGGGTGTACGGCACAAGTACCGTTGAAGTTTGGTACGACGCTGGTACGCCTGATTTCCCGTTACAGCGCATCCAAGGCGCGTTTAATGAGATTGGCTGTATCTCAGCGTACACCATCGCTAAGATGGATAACGGTCTGTTTTGGTTGGGCGCTGACGCCAGAGGCCAAGGTATTGTCTACCGCGCTAACGGTTACACCGGCCAACGCATCAGTACCCACGCGGTTGAGTGGCAAATTCAACAGTACGGCAATCTTACTGACGCGCTAGCGTACACCTATCAGCAAGACGGCCACAGCTTTTACGTGCTTATCTTCCCCAGCGCCAATACAACCTGGGTCTATGACGTTGCGACAGGCGCATGGCATGAGCGCGCTGGGTGGAATAACGGGTCATTTACGCGGCACCGCAGCAATTGCCAGATGGCGTTCAACAATAAAATTATTGTGGGCGACTATCAAAACGGCAACATTTACGCGTTTGACCTTGACACCTACGCTGACAACGGACAAATACAAAAGTGGCTGCGATCATGGCGACCGCTGCCGACCGGACAAAACAATCTCAAACGCACCGCGCAGTATTCGATGCAGATCGACATTGAGTCTGGCGTTGGGCTATCCACAGGCCAAGGTAGCGACCCTGAGGTTATGCTGCGTTGGTCTGACGATGGTGGTCACACATGGTCTAACTACCGTACATCCTCGGTTGGTAAGATTGGTGAATACGGCCACCGCGTTTGGTTTAGGCGTCTAGGGATGACCATGAAGTTGCGCGATAGGGTCTATGAATTATCAATGACCGACCCTGTAAAGACAGCGATTATGGGCGCGGAACTCCTCATAACGCCGACCAATGCTTAACATCACTAACATACCCGCGCCCCGCGTCAATATTATTGACGAAAAGACGGGTCTTATCTCACGCGAATGGTATCGGTTCTTTTTGAATCTGTTTACGTTGGTGGGGCAGGGCAACAACCAGACGAGTCTTGACGATCTTCAAGTTGGACCGCCCGCGCAAAACATCAACATATTAGTAGCGGGTAGCGCTACTGATCTAGCGCCGCCTGCCGTCACACCTATGTCAGTGGCAGACAATCAAGCGTTGCTACCACCGTTTGCTCAACAATCGTTTGATGATAGCCAAGCAGTTTCGCCGCCTTTTGTTGTGCCGTCTGCCGACGACAGCCAAGCGTTACTGCCTGCGGCTATGCAGATATTTTTAACTAATTACGCCGATTTAGCCCCGCCAGTTATCCCACCAGGATCAACGTCTAGCGGCACTGTGACTAGCGTTGATGTGTCTGGCGGTACGACAGGCATGACGTTTACAGGTGGGCCTATCACGTCTTCCGGCACCATCACGATGTCGGGTACGCTTGCTGTAGCTAACGGCGGTACGGGGTCAACAACGCTAGATGGCGCTGGCATCGTAACCAAGACCGGCGCTCAAACTATTTCAGGCGCTAAAACTTTTACAAGCTACACCAATCAGTTTCTTGGCACCACCTACGCCACGTCAGATGGCGGTACAGGTTCTAACGCTTACTTAGGTGAGAGCGGCGCGTATGCCGTTGTAGGCGGCGCTAATGGTGTCGTACTAGCCAGCGGTGCTACTTATCCTGGCACAAGCCGGTATGTAGGCGACGCTACGTCGTTTAGACCTTCAACAACAGCCTCTTACAGTTCGGGTACGCTGACACAGCGTTGGACGACGGTTTACTCGCAAAACCTTGACTTGTCAGGCGTTGTCGCCGCAGGCACATGGAATGGCTCAACCATAACAGTTGGCTATGGTGGCACAGGCGTCACATCAACGCCATCTAACGGTCAACTGTTGATCGGTAATGGTTCTAGCTATTCATTAGCCACATTGACTGCTGGCTCTAACATCTCTATATCGAACGGCGCAGGATCAATCACGATAAGCGCGTCGGGGTCCACAGGCGTAAGTTCAGTTGATGTTTCAGGTGGTACGACAGGATTAACGACGTCTGGCGGTCCTATTACGTCGTCTGGCACGATTACGCTTGGGGGTATATTAAACGTTGCTAATGGTGGTACGGGGTCGTCGTCGCTTACAGGCGCGGGTATTGTTACGACAACCGACACTCAAACTATTAGTGGTCAGAAAAACTTTACTAGTTTTTCAAACACTTATGCAGGCACCACTTACGCAACCACAAACGCCTATTTTGGTGAAAACACATCTTACGCGGTTATCGGTGGGGTTAATGGTGTTGTGTTGGCTAGTGGCGGTACGTACCCAGGCACAAGCCGCTACGTAGGCGACGCCACATCTTTTCGCCCATCTACTACAGCGTCTTACAGCAGCGGCACCTTAAGCCAACGCTGGACAACTGTTTACTCACAAAACCTTGACTTGTCAGGTGTCGTCGCCGCAGGTACGTGGAACGGGTCAACCATAGGTGTTGGATACGGCGGTACGGGCGTTACATCCACGCCGTCTAACGGTCAGTTACTTATCGGTAACGGTTCAGGCTACAGCGTTGCCAACCTAACCGCAGGCACAAACATATCGATTAGCAACAGTTCGGGTGGTATAACCATCTCTGCAACGGGCGGCAGCGGTACGGTAACTAGCGTCAGTGGTAGTGGTGGTACTACAGGGTTAACGCTTACCGGCGGTCCGATCACTACATCAGGGACGTTAACGCTTGGCGGCACGCTTGCTGTTGCTAATGGTGGAACAGGTTTAACTAGTACGCCAAGCAACGGGCAAATTGATATTGGTAATGGAAGCGGTTTTACTCGTACTACTTTAACGGCTGGTACCGGCGTTAGTATTTCTAATGGTTCA